TTGCCCTATAATCGTCATCATACCATGCAGTTTGACGCACATCACTGAAGTTATCTCCTGTGATACCTTCTGTCTGTCTAATAAATGTAGCATTGGTTGGATCGTAGACTTCTAATGAAGCAAGCTCTGCTTCCATTAATGTTAAAGCAGAAAGTCTTTCAACGTTGTTAAGTCTGTTTTCCATTTGACGTAGATCTTGCATTTTAAATCCACGATTATCGTAACGAGATGCGCTTAAGTCTTCTTCGTTAAAAGTAAAAGGATTTAATGCTATATCATAGAGGCGCATATCTCTTGAGTTTATACCCGTAGGTTCATTCATACTATAAGAGGGTTTCCCCTTATGATAGTTTAATGTCCCTGAAGGAGACAGTGTTAATATGTCTCTTCTAGGCAACCAATACTTAACAGTTCCTACATTAATAGTAGATTGACTTTTAGGAAGATCTTCTATACGAGCAATACCACCTGAGAAAGTTGAGTTTGCAGGATTTTGTAAAGATCTCATATCTATTACATCTGCTAGGTGATGTGTTTCACCCTGAGTTGTAGTATATTTTGGTATCTCGCTAAAGGTAACATCGCTATAAGAAGCGGCTCCACCAAAGTAGCCTGTTGCTGATGGTGTGTCATGCTGAAAGTATTTGTATTGAACTGTAACATTTCCAGCGGGTGCTGAAACACCAGACTTTAGTTTACCTGATCCGGGGCCATAGTAGTTATCTCTTTGACCATTATCTAAAACAAACTTATAGGTTATGTCTTCACTAGTTGTTGCGTCTGTTACTTTATAGAACCTAAAGATATCTGCTTTGGCGAGTGTAAATACTCCACTACTTAATGATATGGTTTCTGATTCCCAAGATGATGCGGCAGTGCTTGGCTTTAGAGATTTATTCTTACGTGTCAGAGTTTTATTCTGATAAGCAATGACATGACCATTACCAGTTGCTGGTCCAGAAATTGTGGCCTGAGTGTTACCACTATTTAAAGATACTGTGGGTGTAGATAATGCTCCACCAGTATTTACTTGATATAACCAATCGGCTGTTTCTGTAAACGTATCAGTTCCAGCATTAATAACTACAGTGCTTCCTGTCTTATTGACTGTATATACAGTGCCTATAACAGCGGTCACAGTGCTTATCTCTTGTACTCTTGAACTAGGTAACTCAAATAACAGATCATTTTGTTCTCTATTATAAACATCAAATCTATTTTGAATGGATTTTAAGTTCGCATAGTTGTTCGCATCGACACCAATACTTCTGATATCACCTGTGCTAAATGCTGTATTAGTTATCTTGATATCAAATATATTAATACGGAAGTTTGTTTGTATAAGTTGTATGCCACGCACACGTGCAGTTCCGAAGTTAGTGCCACCTCTATTGACCGCACTGTATAGGTTAACTTCTGTAAAGTCTTCAACGTAACCTACTAGACCGAAAGCACTATCAGCCTGAACAAAGTTACCTAAGTTAGTTCCCACTTTCTCAGTAGTTCTAGTCAGCAAATCATTAGTAAGACTTCTGGGCTTTTGCACTCTAAGTGGTAGATTAAAATCTCTTTCAATACGAGAACCATTGACAAATGCTGTGCCACTAGAGACTTTAAACTGTAAGAAATCGTTGTCGCTATCTTTTATGATATTTAAATCAAACTCACCTGTTACTCTTTGTTCAATAAAATCTCCTGATTGAGAATATGTTCTAGCATCAATAATGCTACCTATTTTAGATAGGATCTTATCAGGAGTTCTTGTTAAAGATACAGCACCATTACGAACCTTGTATACTTCGTAGAAAGTATCACTTGATGTAATATCAGCCTTAGTAGTCAAAGTCAAAGTTATTCGTAGACGATCCGCACCGGGGGATGTTAGGTTGGGTGTTGATCCTGAGTTGTCAAAGAGTGCTACATTATCAGCGGTAGTTACAATCTCTTCTACTACTTTAAATCCAACAGTTCCTGAAAATACGGCACTATACTTTGAAAGAACTAAAGTCTGTGCTTCGACCATAACTAAATGTTGTCCAGCAAATGTATCGAACTGTGGTATCTCTACAATAGAAGACTTGCCCACAGCATCGTTTGCCGCTAGGATAGTCACATTACCTAAAGTCGTAGTAAGAGTTGAGCCTGAACTGAATGGTTTTGATACTGAAGTATTGGTTGCTGTAGAAGAACCTCCAGCTTTACCTTTAGTCATTTTTACAAATAGTGTTGCGGGATCAGAACCAGTTGCCGCTACTACTTCTTTAACAACAGCAAACAAATCGCCATCGTTTATTTCTGTGCCTTTTAACTGTGCAAATCCTGATGGAAGAGAACTAACTTTTAAGTATGTGTATGAAAATGCATTGACACCAGAAGCCAGATTACCACTGTTGTTGAAAATAGCACCTTCGTTGACGATGAACTTCGCAAGTCTACTAAGCTCTTGCTGAACTATGGTTTGAGATTGGGTTAGTTCACGTGCTTGTAGTGCTCTGCCGTTATTAAACAATATACGATGGTAATGATCACTATCTCTATAGTCATCATTGTACTCGCTTAAAAATGTTGTACTAGTAAGATTAGTAGCCATGGTTTACCCTTAAAGTTTAATAACGATTTTAATATCTTCAGTTTGATTAGCGTCTCTAGCAATCTTTGCTTGATTATTTAGGAACAATAATTCACCAGAGTGTATGTCTATCTGCCTAGCAACTCTGCTACCAACAGTGAAAGATCCTGATTTGCCTGAGATTGTTACGGTCTCAGCATCTCTGAATGGAGTAAATCCTGTGGTCTCATCTTGATGATACCATAGTGTTGCAGAGTCATCAAAGTAGTCAATCCATGCTTTGGCATTACTATCACCATTGATTGTAACATCATCAGCCCAAGATAGACCCCCTGCGATAGCAGAAGTCAATACAAGTTGCTTAACGGCTCTTCCTTGTGATAGTTGGAACTTAGTTCCACTAGCAGAATCTTTTAGATTTTTAAGTAGACCAACTTGACGATATTCGTTGTTAACAATGAATGTTCCACTAACATTACCTTCAGGCTTAATGTTAAACATCATGTTAGTCGATCTCAAGTCTGAACGTGCATCTGCGCCCATACCACCGGGGTTGGCAAATATTGGGAATACTTCCGCTGTAACTCCTGAGGTCAAACTTGTTGCCGCAACTCTAACAGAGGCTTGATTGTAGCCAGTGCCTAAAGCAGGGATGAATGGTGTTCCACCAACACTACCTACGCCAGCACTATCACCTACTTCAACTGCCGCCAACTTACCTGTGGCATCAAGAATACCATGGGCTTTTGCGCCACTACCATCACCAACAACAGTGAGTATCGGTGCCGCTGAATACACTCCAGTGTTAGGTGCTACACGATATCCTATTACCTGACCATCAACAGCCGCATTTTGTACAGACTTTTGTGCGAAGTTAGGATCAGTTGCCGCCGCTGAGTCAACAAACTTAACAGGCATAAAGTTAGAAGTCAAGAACCTATTTGAATCGGCAGTAGTAATTGTGTACATATATTTCCAGACATACCCATCACTTTCTATTGGAAGAGATGTATTAGTATGATCTGGCACGAACTGTGATACTACAGCCGCTCCAAAACTATTTTTACCTTGACGAATACAAACATATATGTTATTGTCAGAGGTTCTTACATAGTATGAAGGAGTTGGTTGTCCAACAATGTTATCATTGAAGGCTGGATAAACTGTATTAGTTGTCCAATCAGTCAAAGGTACTACAAAGGAAAATGCTTCGACTGCTTTTACTGATTGAAGATTGTATCTAAACTGTTTACGATCTCTTTCAGTATTGCTTGGAGACACTGTAGTATCAGTATTAGCAGATGGTTGCCAGATCTGAGAGTGACCAATCCCAATGTAGAAATAGTTATCAGAGTCACCACGATTTGTACCTTGGTTCTCATCAAATATTTGCTGTGCAAACTGTCTTTTTAATCTGTCTGTAATAATTGCTGGCATTGTCTATTTCCTATACGACTGCATATCCATAACCACCGATAATATTCCAACCGTTGGTTCCGTCCCAAATGAGTTGTGCTGTATCTAGTGGATCAAAGTTAATACTTGTTCCTTGAGCAAAGGTTGCTGGTGTTACTGATACTGTACCTGAACCACCCCCACGTCTTGCAAATGTCTTCATTTCACCATTGAGTGTGCCATCAGCTAATGTAACTGTGCCTGAAGAAGATCCTGTTAGAGATATAAATCCAGCACTTACTGAAGCCGCCGCACTATTTGCCGCTGTAGCATAACTAACAGCCGCTTTACTTATCTTAACAGATCCAGTTCCTTTAGAAGTTAGATCTAAGTTTAGATTAGCATCTGAACCTATAGCTTCTATAACAGGTGATGTTCCAGCCGCTTTAGAAGACACTTTAACATTATTTCTAGAAGGTGTAAAAGTGTTCGTAAAGGATATGACTGCATTACTAGCAGAATCGGTTAAGTACTCATGAACTTTAGGTCTTTGCACAACAGGATCTGTCAACGTTTTATTTGTTAATGTTGCTGATGTATTATTCATAACCATAGTATCACTTGCAGATAGTGCTGGTAATGTTATATTACGATTTGCACTCAATGCTCCAGCAACAAAAGTATATCTGTGACTAGAGTCTGCATCCCACAATCTCATATCATGTAGTGATGGATTATTGAGTTGTGGGTTAGTTAGTGTCTTATTACTCATAGTTTGTATAGCGGTGTCAACCAATACTATACCAGAAGAATCTCCGAAATCTATATTGATTTCAGAGGCAGGGTTAACGGCTCCAAGCTTAGTACGTCCACCAGCACTTATAATGTCCATTCCACTATCAGTAAGTTGTGATGTGCCAGCACTAATGGTAGATCCACCTAAAAAATTATACAGTTCTGTGAAGTTGGCATTAATCTTTGTACCAGCACCACGTAATGTATCACCCGTCCTGTCATTTGCAGATGTACCCGTATTGATTGTCTGTTTTGCCATAACTTACTCTCTACCTAGTTTATTATATTTATACGTGATTAAAGGGGTAATGTGCTGAATCTGCACTATTATCTGAGTCAAATAGTGTTGAGAACTTGCCCATATCCATAGTTGATTGTATTGTAATAACGCCATCTGAATCCATATCCATAGTTGGAGACCCTGATGCAAGACCTGAGTCACTCATGAACGTTCCTGAAAGACCAAGAATATCATAAGTGCTTCTCTCAGGCATAGATGAATCTAATGTGCGAGTTCCGATATCTCTAAACTCATTGCCAGTTGCGAAACGTCTGATGCCCAAAGCACTATCTTGTAGAAGAAGTGTCTGAGAGGTTTCAGCACCTATCGACATAGTAGCAAATGTCTCTGAACTTACCGCCTCTGCTATCGGATCACCAATCTCATCTTGAGCAATAGAAAGACCAACAGTGTTTACAAGTTCAAGTAAAAGTTCCGCACCAAGATACACACCCGCTGGATGCACAAATAACTTGTAGGTATCAATCCATTCGTTAAGAGGCAGACCTATTCTAATAAGAACTGACATAACTTGATATAGTTTATCATCTGTAATGAACTTACGTGACTCAGGACCAATGACTGATGCTGGTTCTTTTATTTGTTGACTACCCGTATTAATACTATCTTGTTCATAATCAATCGAAGGACCGACTTTGAATATATCGTTTTTAGGATATATGATTTGAGGATCTTGTGCAAAGAACCCTCTAAAGAATTGTTCGATACTATACTTAGTACCTTTAGATCTATAAAGAGTATTTGAAAACTTAATGGCTTCTCTTTTATTAAGGAACCCACCAAAGTATGCCTGACCTAAAAGAAGTTCATCTTCAAGGTATTGTAGTAAACTTTCTGGAACCTGTGTAGCATCTCTGGAAGAAGATAACCTTTTAATCTGCCCAGAAGGATTATCGGCAGAATCCATAAACTCGTAGTAGGCTTCAAACAAACTTTTTAGTTTAGGAAAATCTTCTTGAAAGTATTCTGGTAATACTTTATCGATCTCACTATTTAAGAGATTTATATTAGTACGATTATTATCCAGTAATGTTTGATCTCTTTTAGCCATTAGTTAATTGCACTTACTGTTACAGCGGTTGTTGTCGATCTATCTGTATCGAAGTTTAATATCTCGTTTCGTGTTGGCGCTAGAGCACTTTGATTAGAAGGAACTGCCGCTAGTTTAATAAATGTTAATCCAGCGGATATACTTGTAGGATTAAAATAGTTAATCGTAACTACACCTGTTGCGGCGATATAGTTTCCTACATTATCTACTAGTACTGCCCCACCAGCAATAGCCACAATCTGAATAATATTTGAACTTAGTTTATTTCTAAGCATACACGTTTGACTTTGGAATGTAAATTCATTACTTGTAATAATATATTCGTTATCATCAGGTGCCGCAATCGATACTGGAAACTGTAACTGTTGATTAATAGAAACTTTGGCGGCTGATAGTTTTGACTTAATGTATGTAGTGTTTTCACCACTAAGATCGTTTAACACCATATAATTTGCCGCATCATTATATCTTTGACTGACAACAAAGTCAACTATTTTATTAAGGTTAGTAGCAGATATTGTAAGAGGATTTGAAAGCAACTTGTTTATAACACTAATCAAAGTCGGTGCTGTAGGCGTAAATCTTTGTTGCAGTCTAACATTCGATCTTGATGAGAGAACAGCGGGAGAAGATTCATCTACAAGAGATAGGACATTCGATCTTCTGAATGCCTGTTTAAAGTTACCAGTATTTGTAGTAAAGTATCCAGAAATAATAGTATTAATAGAATCTTGTACAGCATTTAAAGTTAAGTCTGTAAGTTTTGGGTTGAACTGAAAGAACGTATCCATTTCAACAAATGTTTGAATAGGATCTATAAATCTAATATTGAAAGATACAATAGACAGTTGTGTGGCTAGATCTCGTATTGCCTGTTTTGTTGTGGCAATAGTTTCTGTAGTAACATCACTCTCAAACAATATTGATATGTATACAGCACCAAACTCAGGATCTACCGCAACTTCTCCACCCCATGAAGCAATGTCTTGTATGAGAGTAGAATAACTCTGAAGTATAAGTGATGAGTAATCTTCTGCCGTGACCATACGGTTTTGAGTAGCATATCTGAAAGGCGCATTCTTACGAATAGATTCTATGCTTTCTTTCTCTTCACCACCAATAGAGTTCACATATGTTACAACATTAATATCAGAAGTTATGTTTCCTGATGTGAACTGCGCTGAAG